CCACTATTTACAAGCTGTTCCACACGCGCCGCCTCATCAAAACTGGATGCAGCGGCAGCGGCAGCGGCACTGTCTCTCACCATGTCAGCATATTTTTGGGTTCCGGCAAAACCTGTTTTCATGGGTTCAAAGAACCCCGGAGCTTTGGTTCCGCGAAAATCAAAGTCAGTTCCACTAGGCAAAGCTCCCTTTAAGCCCGAGCCGCTATAATTTGCTGGAAGACCGCCTTTTACGCCTTCCATAAACGTGCCGCCGCTAAACTTACTGGAAATACCCGATGCAACGCCCGCGGTTATCCCGCCTAAAGCCGCACTTTTTAAAGCATCTCCAAAATTCTCGCCTTGAACAAGGCCCCCGATACCTGCACCAATAGCGGCAGACGCAATCGTGCCAAGGCCCGGTAGAAAATAGTTTATCGCAACAGGCAAAATAACTTTTGCCGCTTTTTTCAGTACGTTCTTAACTTTTTTAACAAGCTTCTTTAAGAAAAACTCCCGTTGACCCGTGTAAGGGTTAATTGAGTTTAATTCTGAACCAACAACATATGCTGCCGGATCGGCCCCCTCGGCAGATATAGCTTGATTAACCCGCTCCATAAGCTCGGGATTATTTTCTGCTACCTCACGAGGAACCATAACCTCCTTTTCAGAGGCGTGAATTATATAGTTGTCGCCATTTCGACCTTGAGCGGCCATCCGATCCGCAACAGCCTTCATAGAGTTAATGCCTGACTCGCGACCAAACATCAAAACGTTGTCATCAAACTCGTCCATGTTTGATGCAATAAAACTGCCAATACCAGAATCTGGCATTGTAATTGTTTCGTACTGTTGCGCAGCGGCCATCATGTTTCTCCTGAAATGGCTTCTGGGGCAGTTACCGATATACTAACCCCAGTAGCTTCTGACCCGGTCCATGAATTGCCGCAATCAGGGCAGTTACCATCGGGATAAGACGCAATCTCTTCAGGCGTATCGACCGCATTATCACAAGATGCGCAGTGAATTAAATCCCTGCTTGTCGAAGGTTTCCAATGCGTCCCGTTACCAAGTACAATAATATGTTCATCACTCATGTTGTAACCACCGTAACTGTGCCCACTGCACTTGTTCCTGTAGAACCACGAGCATGAGGCGTGTTGATTAATGCTATCTTAACAAACCCTGACTGTTGAAACAATGCCCCTGTTTCAAGACCGCTATCATCTGTCTGTAAATCTGTTAATGTTAATTCCGTAGCACGAACATCTCCGGGGTTTTGCACCTGTTCCAAAAATACTGAGAAGGCACGAATGACCTCAGTAAAATATGTCTGTTGGTATTGAGTCGGAGGAATCGGAAAGTACGGACGAGAAAGACGACGAGACATTACCGCCTCCCATCTGGTTTAATATCAACACGAGGGGAACCTAGTCGCCAATCCACGCCTAACTCATCAGAAGCAATCTTAAACCGCATTTGCCGACCACGAAGTCTGAAGTATAGTTGTTCTGTTCGATCATCCACAGATGCCGCCTGCGTTTTTACAAACGCATCGGTTTGAGAACGCCTATATGTGCCATCCGGGGCATTCTTTACATCAAGCGTGATGTTTACATCGGGTAAAATAGCCGTGGATGCTTTAAAATCTACGTCTGGAATCATCCGGCTAAGAAGCATAAACTGCTCCCCGTCTCCAATATCTATGGGGCTAGATTGTATATACGCAGGAATAGCGGAAACTGGATCAGTTGTTCCGTCATCAAAACCAATCTCATGTTCGTAAACAAAACCGTCCGCGTTCGCAGCAAACGGAAAATCAAAAATACCTCGGTCAATCCATGCTGTTCGGCCAAACGTGCCGTAATACCAGACCTGTTCTTGATAGTTATACACAACGTATTTATCTACTTCATCACTGTTTGAAGAGGGATAGAACCACCATATCTCGGAATGTTGGGTATTTAGAGCAGCATTAACTTTCTCCATTTGCCCGTCGTTCAAGTCAGAGAACACAAAGTCTCGAACCATGCACGGTAGTCTTTGAACCGAACCGCTGTAAACATAGAACTCCGACTGTCCCATCCAAAATACGTTGTCATCCACTGCAATAGCCGCGTTCGGCCCAGCAATAGTAATGTTTTCAGAAAGAGAGTTCACGCCAAAAGTAAATGGGGGACCTAAAAACTGCATAGAGTACAGAGTAGTATCCGTAAAAACAAGGATTTGCTGACGAGTTTCTAGTGCCGTTACAATCTCTGATCCAGAACCGAGGCGCAGTTCACCCGCGGTGTTGGTCGCAGTTGTCTGCCAATCGGTCAAAGACTCCTGAGAGGAGAACCGAATAGCGAGAGGGTCTTGTACGCCGGGGTTGCTTTCTGTATCGCAGCCAAAAGCCAAAACGTGTCTGTCACGATCCGAAACTAAAATCTGTTTTGCTACAGTAGGAACTGACGCACCACCCGCTAAAGAGGTTATATCTACGGCGCGAGAAGAAAGCGTCCCGGTTTGGTCCCAGTAATAAATACCGCCATCTCGCACGTTCATTAGCAGGTCTTCGCCAAAGTTGTCATGCGTCCAAAGACGCAGTGTGTTTGTTACAATCGCGTCAGAAGACGCCGAGGACCAAGCACCGCGGCTCCATGTCCCTGCACCCCAGCCTGCCCCAGAAATATCAATGTCCAAACCTGTGTTGATTTGATACGCGCCAATGACAGAAGACCCGCCGTTACCCGAGTCGGACCCTGTTGCAGATACAGTAGAAGGAACCAACTGACCGTTAACAGTAATGTCTGCAATGCTTGTACCTGCGGCACGGGCTGCAATCGTGTAGCTGCCAGCGTCAATAACCTCGGTTACATAGTACTCTTGATTTAAAACATCTGCCGTAATGCTGCCACCAAGACTAGCCGCGCCACTGAATGTTACAAAGTCGTTAACTACAGCGCCGTGAGCCGTGTCTGATACCGTAATTACTGACGAACCTGTTGTGGCGGAAAAAGTTACATCTCCCGCTGACGTAGTTACACGAAGAGGTGTGATGTCGTTGTAATAACCGCCTTCATCTATGTAGTATTTAAGATTGGTTCCCACACCTAGATACTGGTCTAAATTCAACGCAACCCAAGGATGCAAGGCACGACAGGTGCCTAGAAATGAATTAGCGGATCGCTTTTGCCATCCGCCTATCTTCTCAGGAAAGCCTTTTTGAAACCGAACATAATCAATATCAAACCAACCGCCCTCATTGGTGTAGGCGGTTACTTCGCGGTTTACCCCCGGTTTGAATTGTAGCTTTGACAGCGGCATTTATCACGAAATCTCTTCATAAGTTACAATCATTTTGATGTCGTTAGCAGCCGAAGCCGTTGCACCAAGCGAAGTATCTTCCTCCAAGTAAAGTGGGGTGTCTTTTGTAACTACGTCTAAGTTAGTATTAACGGCAACCGCCTTGGCCTGAATAAGCTCGGTCTGAGCGCCGCCCAAAGATGCTGCACTGTACAAACCTACGCTAATGTTCGCGGCGTTCGAGCCGTCGGTGTTGACCGCTCGAATCAATGTAACTCGCAGCACTTTCCCAGAAGATGCCGCGTTATTTAGAAGGTTTGTTGCACTTGTGGTTGTAAGACTTGTAGTGTCTGTCTTGCCAATCATGCTTGTAATGTTGACTATATTGGGCGCAGCCATGTCGCTCTCCTATCCGAATATCATGCTGAAGGCGAGTGCCTTACCTGTTGACGAGAAGTCTGAAAACCCAAGAGTTCCTGACCCATTTGTTGTAACGGCCTGCCCTGAACTGCCGTCTGAAGTAGGTAAAGTAAAAGCCGCAACAAACGCCTGTAAGTTAGCGTCAAAAGCTAAAACATCTGTGCCAATTGCAAGCCCAAGGTTAGTCCTAGCATCCGAGGCCGTACCGCCACCCGTACCACCGTCAGAAACCGCCAAGTCCGTAATGCCTGTGACTGAGCCGCCAGTAATCTTAACATTGCTCATTGCTAGAGCGTCCGTAAGGTTTATTACCGCCGCACCCGCACCCGCACCGTCAGAGTAGATAAAGGCATTAGTGCCGTTAGCAATCGTCACGTTCGCGCCAGAACCCTGCGTAAAAGTACAGCTTTGACCCGAACCGTTTACCACAAAGTAAATGTGCTGACCGTCGCTCGGAGATATTGTAATTGTGCAAGCCTCGGTGGCTCCGCTTAATACCAGCGTTTTGTACTGCCCGTCAGATAACGATCCATCAGAAGTCAAAAGAGTATGTGCCGCGCCAGAACCAAATAGGTTAATCGTACCTATTCCGTTAGTAAGGCGGTCTACAATGTTCAAGTTGTTATTAGTCGTTGTACCCCAAGTACCCGACTGCTCACCGTTTCTGATAAGCTCTATACCGCTGTTCGTTGCATATGTACTTGGCATGTCGTTCCCTACGCAGCTACTATTTCTGTCCAGATTGTGTCTTCGTCTGGAATAATTCTACCCCAAACTACCACAGTTCCGACGCGACCGCTACCCTCAACACCTACTAGGTTTATAGTCGCGCCACCTGTCACTGTTACAGACCCAGATTGACCCTGTGCCTGCGGATCAAATGTGATTGGAATAACCGCTGTGGTGCGCTGAGAAACTATACCCACCGCTGTAGTGGCGGACAGTCCAGTTTGCGGCACGTTCGCATCGCCAATAACCTCAACATCATTAAGCGCACCGTTAGCAGAAAGGCCTACAATAACGGGCTGGACATTGATAATTACACCGACAGTTCCAACAGAAGCTGTTCCCGCCACCCCAGTGAGATTAACCAGAGCATTTGCTTTGATTGTTACATCGCCGACATCTGCCGTAGCGGCTATGCCCGTAATAACAGGCTGTACGTTAATGATAGCCTGTACAGTTCCGACCGCAGAAGTAGCCTCACTGCCACCCGCGATAACAAGAACCCCGCCGCCAGTATTAACCGCCGCCGAACCGACTGCGCCTGTAGCAGATAGCCCTGTTTGATTGAGATTATTGTCTGTGACCAGCGTCACTTGGCCCACGGTCCCTGTTCCGGCGAGGCCAACAACCCCTACACGAGTTACTGACGCATCATCGCCTATCGGCACTTGTGCTATGGCGACTGATCCGAAGAACATGGGTTATCTCCTAGCTAAGTCTCTTGCTTTTGTCATTGGGTATTCCCTTGTGTAATGAGAAGTTTAGTTGCAGATAAAGCCCTACCAATTTTTATATTAGAGCCTGTACTTGTAGATACGCCTCCCGCAACATTGGTATTTACATAATAATCAGCACTCACCGTAAGCCCTGTTAAACTCTCGTTAATACCGCCAAGAATAGTCACCTCTCCTGTTGCTGCATTTGAAATACTTTCAGACGCTATCCCAATAAAATTACTCCCATTACCTATGGAAAAGGTATTGGAGGTCGCTGGGCTGGACGTGCCATTGTTATCGGTGTAGGACAAAATATAGTTTTCGTTATTAGAGTCATATGCCAAGTTTAAATACTGAACCCCACTATTTGTACTAACAGCTTGAGTTTCAATGTCGTATATTGTGCCTTCAAGGGAAATAAATGTTCCACTGATACTAGCTAGTTGCATACAAGGGTAGTAAGGTTTGCTGACTGTAGATTTGTAAGCTATTAAGAGCCGTTGACTATTTTCGTCATACGAAATGTCCTGATCATACCATTGGGTTTGGGATCCAGATGCGTCATTAACAACAACTTTACTTCCGTAAGAAGAGATAGAAGTACCACTTATCGTTCCTACTTGAATTGATATAGGATCTCCTGACGAAGTCTCACGATAAAGAACTGCAACTTTGCTCGTGCCTCCTATAGAGGTAGCTCTGTGATAGTAGGCCGCACCAGATCCATACCGAACAGTAGAGCCCCAGCTAATAGTCGAGCCGCTAAGTGTCCCTACTCTAGACTGTCCATAGTTAGAAGTAGACCTATAGAAGACAACTAACTTATTTTCTGTGGAGTTGTAAACAATTTTAGATTGTTCAGCCGTTGACCCCGTAAATTCACCGACTGACCCCCAAGTTATACTGGTCCCACTAACAGTCCCAACACAATACTGACCTGTGTTGTTAGTGCCGTTTCTAAAAACAACTACGACTTTGTTTGAAGTCGTATCAAAAACTAAATCAAGCTCTACAGCAGAGCCTGCGTTAAAGACAGACATACTACCGAAAGAAATGGAAGTACCACTAACAGTGCCTACATACGATCTACCTTGCCCCCCATTTGTGGAGGAAAATGCGACAACTACCTTATTAGAGTTGCTGTCAAATGTAATAACAGGATCAAAAATATTAGCGTTTTCAACTACTACAGGTGTCCCAAAAGAAATGGAACCACCACTAATCGTGCCTACCGTAACTTTAAGGCGGTCTAATGAGTTGTCCTTGTAGCTCACAATTACCTTATTTGAGTTGCTATCAAAGGTTGATTGCAAATATGTAACATTCGTGCCCACAGAATTTGGACCTGCTGACCCAGTAGCAGTGCAAAGAGTTACTGTGCCGTCAGACTGTAACGCCACAACTTCACCGTTACTAATCGCACCAGAAGCCACGAAATCCGCTGTTCCACCGCCACCAACGCCCGCTGCGCTGAGAGACGCAACTGTAGTCGCATCCACAGACGCAATGTTGTTCAAGCCTCGACTATCGCTGATAACCTCTGTGCCTGCAATTTTGATAGCCATCTTCGGATACTCCTATTAGCTAATTGTTGCGTTGGAATTGACGTTGCCTACAACATCCAAGTTGCCCGTTGCATCTAGCTTCATCTTATTGGTGCCGCCTGTAGCGAAGTAGAGAGAACCGCCAGACTCTGTGATAGTCCAGTTGCCAAAGTCCACAGAGCCGCTAAGGTGAAGGTCGTTAAAGGCGTTGCTTGCCGAACCAAGGGAAATAGCACCGTCCGTCTGCGGAGACATCACCGTACTCGTCACGTTCAAGATGTCAGTGCCGTTCGACTGTACCGTGAACGTACCGCTCGTCGCGTTGAAATCACCGCTCACGGCTATTGTGCCTGTGACCTCGGCTCCTGTGGCAAGGGTCTTTATCTTTCTACTGTTGTCATGGTACAACTCGACTGCACCATCTACAAAAAACTTTGCCGCCGTTTCCGAAGATGCTGAATTTGTAATACGAACAATTGTATCACTCTGAATAAATAAATCACCCTGATTATTATCAATTCTGGAGTGAGTACCATCGTGATATAGCTGCAAATCCTGACTTGCGCCAAGCTGGATTTTCTCGTTGTCACCAAGATTTAGACCGTCAGCGGTGACTGTCTCGGCTATCGTGCCGTCTGAGATAAAATCCCCTAAGTCTCTTGCTTTGGTCATTAAAACTCTCCTAATTAGCCCTCAGACTCAGGCTCCGGAATGACAGGAGCGGACCATGTGTCTGCATCCGCATCATACACCCATCCTGTCTTTACGTCATCAGGACATGCTACAAATCCAGAGTGAAGGCTTGGATGAAACCTGTCTTTAAAAGAAGTAACTACATCAACCGCAACATTATTTACAACTCTACAATACATCTTAATACTCCACTATTACGAGGCCCTGTGCGCCTGTAGCCATTTGCTCGGCAGTCATATAGCACCCACCGCCGCCGCCGGGAAACCCCCCTGCTCCGCCGCCAGCTTGACCAGAAGGCCCACTACCGCCGCCGCCATTAAAGCCGGGATTTCCATGCCAGCCCCCGGGTCCTGTACCTATCATATCAATAGAAGTCACAGGTTGCGAGAAGATAGAAGTAAAGCAAGACATATCATTGCTTGTCGAAGCCGAACCACCGCCAGTGTTGAAACCGTTACGACCCAAACCTCCATAGGCTTGACCCCAATTAGAGCTGTTGGGCGTTGAGCTTCGACCAAGACCGCCGCCAGCGCCGCCGCGGGTTACGGCTTGGTCCATATAACCTTGGTTAGTGCCTACGCCGTCGTTTCCGTCTCCAAGTAAAGACGCTGCTCCGCCGCCACCAGTGTACCCGCTTCCATTCGTACCCGCACGATGAGCCGTACTCCCGTATCCGCCAGTTGCATTAATATCTCCACCCACACCAGTGCCGCCATCATGTTGCCCGTTGGAGTTATTGTTTGCACCCATGCCGCCAGTTGCTGAAACATCCGAACCAAACGAGCTAGTTCCACCCGTTATAGCCCGTAACCCGCCTTGGCCTACAGTGACCGCGTAAGTAGCGCCTGAAGTAACGGCAATTGTTTTTATAGCGAAACCACCGCCGCCACCGCCGGTGAGGGACTGAGAAGAACCGCCTCCACCACCGCCCCAAAGGCGAACTCTAATAGACGTTATTCCAGATGGAACAACAAAGTTTCCAGAGACACCAAAAGTCATTATGCTACCAGTGCCAAAAGTCCCCGAAAAAATATTCATTCCGGTAACAGGGGCGGTGCTACCGCCCGCACCGCCTGATACAACTGTTCTAGTCATTTTTATTCTCCCTCATAACCCATTACTTGAACCACACAGTCCCCGGTACCAGCGTTGTAAACTACAACTCTATCTCCATTACTAATAACTAAACCCGTGTTTTCGTAATGATTGAAAGTGGTGTTTTCTTCCAAAACTCCATCGTTACCGATGTTAGTAATATTGCTTTTAACCGCTGTGACTACTCCGCTGTTGCTGGTTACTGTCGTATCGTCCACAACTTCGATATAATCGTTAGGTGAAAAATAGGCCGTGGACCTTGTCCAAGTTTTGAGGTCCGTAGAATAGTAAGTATGCGAAGCTGTGTTGTCATTGTATCGGAAAAAAACAAGCGCCCAAAGAGGCTTTTCTAAAGTTCCAATAAACGTACATCTAGAGGTGTTGTCTTGATTTGTACCAAAATCAAACGGAGAGGCTACCGTCAAAGATATTGGCACATGCAACACTCCTAGAGAGGGCTGATCCACACCGCGGCTTAGAGTTGTAATGCTGCCGTTGGACTTACCCGCACGAACTGTGTTTCGGTCAAATGTCGCCAAGTAATAGGTAGTATCAGAATTTCTAAAGTAACACCAGTAATGAAGTCCATCTGTAGGATTGTATTCAAAGAATACGGTGTGACCACCTCGACGGCTGACGTTGTTGTAGTAATTAAACCCTTTTGCCTGACCAAGGTCTATCATAGAGTTAGCCATACCATTACCTGAAGATGTAAGCTCAAAATCAGACCCGAAAAAATTAATTACGGCGTTGACGGAATCGTTACAGGAGTCCGCTACAGCGGCTTGATTTTGCAAATATAGGCGGCGATACTGATACCCAGACGTTGGTGCGTCTGCGGAACTACCTATTTGATTATAATACCAACTATCGCTAGAACGTGAAGCATTCCCCCAACTACTGTCGCTGCCCCTTATAGCCTTGCCCGTCATATAAGAGTTGGTGTTCAGACCTATAACAATCAGTGGATCAACCGACCACGGGTCAAAGACAACACCGGAGTCATAATAGCCAACTCCAGAGGCCGCGTTGTGACTTTCTTGATCGCTCCCATTAACAACGCGGTTATAATAACTCGATGCAGGAACTTCCGCAGGGACGACATTTGTCATGTACGCAGTATTCATGGTGGAAGTGTTGCCCACATGAGACATACGGGTGGAATCGGCGTGGACATTTAACCAAGTTTCATAAGGCCATTGGTGCAGGCAAGTAGCCTGAAGTTGAGCCTGCGTTGTAAAGGTATAAGTTGTCGTGTTGCTTGCAAGGTAAGTCTCAAACTGAGAAGTAATATTCGTAGTGGCTGTGCGTCCAGTTGAGGACACAAACATATTGCGACCGAGATACTGTGAAGCAGCGGTAGCTGACAAAAGCGTGTTGTTAGTAGGGTATTTCAAATACCGCTCGTCATACGCTTCGGACACTAAAGTCGTAGATTGCGTCAAAGCATCCGAAGAATCATCTATACGAACAAGAAAATCCGTCCCAGCGGTGGACTGAGCTTTGATAGTAATAGACGCCTCATTACCGCTACTGTTTGTGTACACCGCGGTAGTTTCTTTAGAAGCAATTTTCGCTTTTCCTAAACGACCTTTAGCCATTTTCTTATCCTCTCATAAAGTAGACGAAACCGTTTGATGTTCCGCCTGAAGCGACATCGGCCCATTCCGCGGCGTTTGCGCCTGCGTTTACGCTTAAAACCTGACCCGCCGTTCCTAAAGACGCGGGGATATTTGTTGCAATGTCACGACCATCGACTGTTCCTGTGACGGTGATGTTGCCTGTGACTGATACGCCTGTGGCTGTTGTGGTTATTTTTTCGCTATTGTTGTGATAAAGACCTACTGCCCCGTTTTTCAAAAAATAGGCCATAGTTTCATTGTCACTGTACGACAGTATTTGAACTAATCCATCGCCTCTTAACCGCAAGTTACCTGTGGCAGCATCATCAACGTAGCTATGAGTACCATCGTGATAAATCTGTAGGTCAGACCCAGCACCGAAGATGGCTTTGTTGTTGTCACCGAAAGTTACATTACCAGTAACTGCACCGCCAGCTTTAGGAAGAGCGGCGTTTGCTGTAGTTGTGGTAGAAGTAAGTACAGCATCTCTTGCAGCAATATCTACGCCATCAACAGTACCACTTACGACAAGGTTAGGAACGGTTAAGTTACCCGTCATAGTGTCGCCAGCTACATCAACAAACAAAGCGTCAGCTTGCGCTTGGGTGTAGGTGTTGCTTACAGATACAGTGCCGTAAGCTACTACATCAACGGTATCTCCCACGTTCGCGCCAGAGGCCAATACAATAGACGTGCCATTCGTGGCCGTAAAATCTGCCGTAGAGAGTTTTGCTCCGTTAAGAAAAACCTCAACAAGCCCCGCCGTATAAGATACTGTAAACGCCGTTTGCCCCGCCGTGGCTGTAAAAGTAGTTGGTACATAGGTAATAGGCTGAATGTCAGAGGCGATTGCCGAGATGAAAACAATAGCATCCCCTGACAAATCAATAGCCGAGCCGCCGCCGCTACTTTCTGAAGGAGTTCGAGACAGCGTTGTGCCGGAAGCGGTGTATGTTCCGCTCCCGATTTCCCAGTTCGAAGTGCCGTCCTCTATGACGTATCGAACAGAATCTCCGTTTGAAACCCCCGCTGCGGCAAAGGTCTGGTAGCCGTCTACGACTGAACCCAGTGTAATTGTGCCTGTCCCCGTAGTCGAGGTCGTCATCTTAGCACGATTTACCAATACTACCATAGCGGCGCTCCGAACTTAGTGTTTATGCAATACGGATGATAGCGTTTGAAGCATCTGCCGTTGGGAAAACAATCTGAAAGTCACCAGAAGTGGATGACTTGTCTGAACCAAAGTCCAGAACGATTACAGATGGATCACCCGCTGCCGTGTCGTTGTAAATCAAAGCACCACGCGCCGTGATTGTCGCTGACGTAAACGTAATGTCCGCAAAGTCTGTCAACGCTGTTGTGCCAGATGTTGTCGGAGTTACGTTTGTCAACGTACCACCACCCGCGGTGTATGTACCTGAGTTTGAAACCTCGTTGGACGCAGTGTACGCTGTAGTAGCTGCGTTGAAAGAGGCGTTGTTGTCATACAAGGCCAACTTAAAGGTGTTAGCCCCGTTAGTGAAGTTGTGTGTAGCAGTCATCAATTCTTTCTTGAATGATGTACACATGTAGTTGCCGCTAAATGCCATGTTAGAGTCTCCTTATAAGCTCGGCCATATCAGGATGACCTGCGTCTTTGAGAGCATTATACACAGAAGTACGGTCACTGTGAATAGCTTGCCTCATATAGTAGGCCACCAGTTTCTCCAGATGCTTAGAGAAGGCACGAGCCTGATCCCTGATCGCTGGATGCGCTGAGTCTGACACTGCGATAATTTTCTCTACGCACTGTTCAGACAATTCATCGGGCGTAAGCCCGCGGTTATCTGTTGTATTAACTTGCACCAAAGATTCAGACTGAGGTACATTTAAGTCTAGTTTAAACATTATTGTTTAGCCCTTATAACTTTTCCTGTACGATATTCGTCAGTGGTTTCTTTCGCCTCTCCCAGCATCTTAATTCCCATAATAGCTTCTTGGAACCTCTGAGCGTACATAGCCATAACATCTTGTTCACCCTTCATGTAAATATACGCCTCAATAAGAGCGCCGTACAAAAGAGCCATTTCAGCGTTTTCACTAAGCCAAGTAGTATTATCCTCTCCATCCAAAGTAATGCTACGAGGACGGTAGAAATAATGAAGCTCTGCGGTGTAGGACAGGTTCGGTGTCGGAGCCATCAAGAAATTAGTAACGTCAAATTGGCAATAGTACTGAGGCTTTCCAGTTGTGGTAGGATCAGGATTGTACGTCTGAACAAAGCTGGGGTCTTTGAACTCAACAAAAAACTTATCCCCATCCGCCCCCGTCATGCTCAAAGAAAACGGAGCAAGAAAATCATTAGGGACTTTAATGTACTGACCCGACTCGCTTGTTAAAGCCGTTGCGTTTTTACGAAACAGACTAAGCTGAACATTTTTTAGAATGCGCTCTTCAGATAACCGGATAAACAAAGGAATGTTGTTAACGAAACCCGTCTCTTCGTACTCTGTATAGTCCTTAATGGCCTGCTTTAGCTGTGCATATGTAAAACTCATAGCGTGTTCACCTTATAACCCATGCCACTATGGACGCTACAATAAGTATATAATGTCGGGGCACCAATAGCGACCGTAATCTGAGTGTAGGCTCCTGATGAACCCGGCGTCCCATTGTAAGTAACACCCGTTGTATACTCTGAGCCGCCGCCATGTGTGCCATCTGAAGTTGTTGAGAATCGCAACGGATGCCCTGAATTTGAGCCGTTGGACTGATCGTAGCGATATGTATAACCCTCAGTAACATCTTTACCTCCGGAGCCCGGGAGTGAACCATCTTGGTAGTAGACATTTCCAGAGCCGGGGTTTGATACCGTCATTGTATAAGTAGTTAGAGCATTAACCGAAACGGCCTCGACAGAAGTGGAAGCCCCTAAACCCGTCAAAGTAACAGTTTCATTGCCCGCTCCGGATTCATTAACCGTCACAGACCCCACTCCACTAACAAGCGCCGAAGTAAGGGCAATTTCTGAGGGCATCTCAGCGGTTCCCGACGTACTCCAGTTTCCATTACCTAAGTAAACAATGCCGTTAGTCGTAACCACCAAAAAAGCACTCGTAGGGTTGCCGGTATCCGGCCGCGCGTCTTTTAAAGCTTGCGGGTCTATAACTTTGGGAAAAGGACCTAGTTGAGGCTGCTTAGACTCAAACTCATCCTTACCAACAAGCGCCCCGGTCCACTCTTTACGCATGTCCTTGTACCGATACCGAAAACCGGATCGGTCAGAGATAGCAAAAGAATTTTTTCCCGATGCAAACTTACTCATTAGTTAGTCCTAAAGTACTGATACTGCGGAACAACGTTAAAAGAGGACCTATCCCGGTCCTCAGTCATGGCTCTTTCGAACTCTTCTTCATAAACAGCTTTCAAAAGTTGAACGCGGTTTGGAGCTCTTTTCATGGAAATATAATACGCCAACCCTGCGGCTAAACACGGATAAAAACGAAAGGGCATATCAAGCGTGTTTGTTTGACCATCCGCATCATTCATACGAGTTAACGCATCATAGATAACTACATCCGTGTTGTTTTCAGGTCGCGGCCATATCTGCAAAACAGGCGTAGTTTGACGATCTAAGAAAAACTGAGACGGTCGGCCCTGACTTGTTTTGTTTGGAATGGATAAAAACGTGTCTCGACTAACCCGATCCAAAGCGTAATCGGTGTTACCTCGACGGACCACAACCGATAAAACGTCTATAACATCGGCACTTATCGAAATATCGCCATCCCCCTGAGTCGAGGTAAAGCTTCTTTGCTTTATAGTCCACTGATTTAGACCGCGGTTTGCCCACTCCGCAAGCATAAGATTTAAAGACCGTTTTGCCGTTCTTAAATCATACCCGGTCCTGACCTCTAAACCACAACGTTCAAAAGCTTCTTCAATATACTCAGCAACGTCTAGTTCAAAGTCCGATGTTCCAGATAACGTCATTTTAGCCTACTTTTTAGATTTACGAACGGCTCCACCGCTACGAAGTTTCTTAACCATGCCGCCGCCACGCAGCTTCTTAACCATGCCACCACCGCGCATCTTCTTTGCCATGCCGCCGCCACGCATCTTTTTAGGTTTCATCGCCATTTTTTAGTCTCCTGTACAGTTTTTCACGGTTAAAGTATATTTCTGTAGAGTTGTATTCACCGTCATAGCTATCATAGTATCCCTTTTTGTCCAACCTGTTTGCCGCTTCCTGTAATTTTGAAAGCCTCTGAACAAAAATCATACTGTACTCATCGTCAATCTCGTATTTAAACGTAACATCTTCTACAAAATCACTAGGCTCATCTTCCGGGTTAAATCCCATTACCCAAATGTCCTTGTCGATAAACATACCTTCGGAAATTCTAAGATTTAAATCGTCCAAATATTCGTGAAAGTCTTCGGGATTCTTTGTGTTTTTTAAATCAACAATAATTACCAGATCAAACGCATCATCATACCTAGAAATGCAGGAATACAACGTCTGATAAGACGCTTCCTTCTTAAAGATAATTGAAACCTTGTCCTCCAACCACGCCGTCTTTGCAAATGGACATGGAGGAAGTCCATTAAAAAACTTACTAGGTTTTTCTAAAGCAACCTTAGACCAACCCATGATCTCAGTAACCAGAGCTTTTTCGGTAGGATCACTGTAAAAGGCTAGATTCATCCTTGAGTCACCGAACCTTTCGTAATCTTACGACGATTTGCCATAACTTTCCCGCAACCTCTTGCTACAGCCGTGCCAGACTGAGACCTACCGTTGTAAGGACGTTTAGCTTTAGTGACTTCTCCGCCGCAAGCTAAACGCTTTACTTTGGCTGCTTTCGTATTCGAAACAACTTGCTTTCCTTTAGCGCCTTCACGCTTTTTCTTGCGAGCCGTAGAAGCTCGCTCAGACTTAGTAAGACTATTTGCCTTAGATCTAGGAAGGCATCTGTCAGGGTTCTTTTTATTCTTAGAAGTCCCGCACTTGCCTGCGATATTACCTTGGCTGTCAATTCTGACCCAATCTTCATCGACCCAATCCTTTAATTTGCCCATTACGAACCCTTTCTTTTTCCGCCCTTAGACTTTTTGGCGTAATTAGGGTCCTTACAATATTTAGAAGCCGCCATATTTGCATAGGCCGACGGGTAAGTGTCAAAAGTTCGTTGCGCCCAAGCCTTGCCTTCGGGGCAAATTTTGCTGCCCTTGCTTTTAGGAGAAGCCTTCTTAGATTTTCTTGAATATGCCAAATTACCAAGCCTTACATGACCAATACCGCGCCGTGAACTTGTCTTTTGCAGTGTCACACGAGTGACGAGCTCTAAAGTTCTTACGACGCCCGGGCTGGTCCTTTTTTATAGACATATTTTGGTCGCCGAAACGGACAAGCTTTATTTCAGAGCCTTTTTTAGCCAAAACGGCACTCTTTTTAGACGCGTTTGGAGTCCTTTTAGGCTTGTTAAAACCCGGAAAGGTCTCCCCACGGTATTTTATTCGGCCCGAAGGTGTTCTAGTTACGTCTTTTGTCGTAGCCATAACAACCCTCTTAGCTGTAAAAAACCGTTGCAGACGTACAAGCTGTAAACACAGAGATATAGATGTCTCCTACTCGTATCCCCTCATCTGGGATGTTTACAGAGTGCGTGTCGGAAGCGTTTAAATCCATGTCCAAAACAACTGCGCCACCGTCGCCGTTAGTAACGGTAAGACGGGGGGAACCCGTAGTGGTCTTTATTTGAATCTGCCGAATACGCGCGGAACCAACCGCCGCAGAACCCGTCGCAGCCAAACGTTTTGTTCGAATGTCTGAACCAGCCATTTGTTAGCCCTTCTTTTTCTTCGCAGGTTTTGCTTTCCAAGCCTCATTTACATGAGGCGTAGAAGGGTCGTCTGCTTTAAGTGTACCATTTTTGTTTCGAGCGCGAACTTTTGTTGACTCTATAGGAGAGCCGTCAGGGTTAAGTCCACGCCGTGCGAGTTCTTCGGCAGAGGGCGCTTTAAACCTACTCATAACCCAACTCCTTATGCGGCGGCTATAGTAGCGCCCGTATCAGACCGTTTCCAATTTGTACCGTCAGAGAACGCCAGAATTGCCGCGCCTGCGGCACCGTTTGAAACGTACACGAGCGTACCTGCGCCCGCAGAAGATGCGGATGGAGCAGATGCAACGGTGTATGTTGGAACTTTGATGTCGCCAATAAAACCAGCGGTTGAGGTCACTGGACCTGAAAATGTAGTCGAAGCCATTTTAGTACCCTTTGCATAAGGATTCGCTTTGTAGTCTATGCAACGTCAGGAGGGCGATAACCTGTCTACAAAGCTGATGTTTGCCCTAATAAAACTATACGATAACTTTTACAAAAAAGAAAGGGGCCTCTTTCAAGACCCCTTCCAATAAGATTAGAAGCAAGCTTCTTAACTTATGCTGCGCCGGGAGTGCCGAACACTGAACGCCAATCGGATACACCGAAGGAATAACGCTCGCGGGCTTTAAACCGCATGTTACCTGTATCGAAATCGCCTTCCATAGCGGTTTTGATAGGTGAACGGTTAAAGTATTTAAAACCATTCGGAGCGTCAGTTTTAATGAAGTAAGCGTCGCTATCGTTCAGGAAGTGGTTAACCACTGCACCGTCCGGCAACATGCCCATAGACTTCATTGCGTTGTTGTCGTTATCAGCTGTTCCGCTACGCAGATTTGAGTTGATAACACGCTCGGCAATAAACTGAAGTTCTTTTGGAATGATAAGTTTCATACCACGAACCGCAATTTTAAGGCCACGCTCATCTGTCAAACCAGCAATGTCGATCAGCATTTGCTCAAGAGAAGTCTCGTTGAGGTCGGCTGCGACTGCCAGCAAGTTTGTCTGGTTACCAGACAAAGATGGGTGAGCGTTTGAACACAAAGCCGCACCGTCGCCGATGGCGTTGCCACCTGTCGCCGAAAACGCGTTGTTCAAGATAGAAGCTGATTTGATCTGCTTCGTCTGCGCCATAGAGCGAGCCAGAGCTTTGGTGTAACGAGACGCCAAACGATCATACAGGTTATCTTCAATGGCTTCTTCAGTGATGGAGAAGGCCAATGCGATGGTTTCATGTGTGTAACGCGCTGTGTAGGTCTCTTGAGCGTCGTCAAATGTGATGGAAGTACCTTCACCTTTAACTGGGGCTGTTGAGAAACCTCCGAGCATAACTTCCTCTTCGAATGCTCGGTCTGAGCTTTCTTCATCGAAGATGTCGGCATGTTCGTTTTCATAACGGTCATATTCCAAGCCAAACAATGCGTTAAGGCCGGGTTCTAGTTCTTTCGCCAGTTGTGCGCGAGAAATAGCCATTTGTTAAATCCCTTCCTTATACGCCCGTTGAAGTCGCGGTAGTCTGCGAATCAAAACGGCTAGTGTTTGAATTGTAGTGAGCGTTGATTCGAACAATCATTGGAATCCCTGCCGAAGCAAAGTCACTGTTAGCTTCATCGTCCATTACGCCTACAATGCGAAGTGGAAGAGTCGCGGTGATACCAATTGTTGAAACACCCAACGCAGAGTCGGAACTACCTGTGTCAGTTGAGCCAGTTCGTGCAGATGTGCCCAAAGATGCGTTAGCAAATACCGCAGCTTGCGCCGTGGCCCGGTCAGTCAAAGAAGCGTCGGACGCAACTTTAAACAACTGGTTTGGATTGTCTGCAACAAAAGCTTTTACAGGGTAGTTTGTATCGACGCTAACCGCACCGGAACCGGGCCAGTAATTTAGAAACACAGGTTTCTTTTGCGTTGCGTCTTGATATTCTACGCCCATCAGAACACCCAATGCAGGAGTAGTGCCACCGTTGGTAGCGCCTGCGTGGTCAACAACGCCTGCGGCCGTAGGGACACAGAGCGAATATTGAAAAATTGGGTTAGTGTTGTTAGACGCAATTTCGTACTGAGTTACACCAGTAGAGTTTGCGCCCGAGCCAACAAGACCGATAGGACGAAGACCGTAGGCAGTGTTTTGGTTTGCCATAAGATTTTTCTCCTAAATAGGAGGCCCTTATTTTCGAGGACCGCCAAAGGTTACACGAGACTGACGATCCGGTTTATGAATCGTCATGGTTGAATGTGCGTTCTCGCGCATCATGTCAGAATCAACAGCTTCCATTTGGTCAGCATTACGCTGCTTAAAGTATTCGGTACGCTCTTGAATTGTTTCGACAGGAATGCGAGCCAGCATTAAGCCACCCACTCCAAACACACCCTCATATTTTCCTGATTCAACTACCGGGGACTCAAAGTCAGGGTATTCGTCTTGACGAACAAGTTCCCAACCTTCGCGCATTTTTGCGCTGATGTTTTTTCGATCATCATATCCGCGCGTTTCCGCACGAATCCAACGATGCTTAAAACCTTCCGGTGCAGGCGGTGCATCCAACATAGATGGGGGAGCCCACGGCTTACGCTGCGCCGTTTTTTCCCGAGTTTGGTTTGCGCGAGGAGTGCGCTTGATAGAACCGTTTACATTTGTATCTTCGCTCATCAGTCTTACTCCTTAACGTATTTCGCGTATGCTTCTAGCGGCACACCCAATTTCTTCGCAATTGCGACTTGGCTCGGGGTGAGTCGAACCTTTTTCCCACTACTGCGCCCAGAATTATTTCTAGAAACACCCGCAACCGTCTGGACGGCCCGTTTGCCGGGTGCTTGCGAGGAACCTCCAAACGTGTCGGAAATCCTTCGATCAAGCTCAGTATAGTAGTCATTGCTCGTCGGGTCAAATCCTTCGTCTTCGACAAGCTTTTTGTGAATCCCAAAAGCCGCAAAAGTCTTAGCGTCATCTTGCCCAAACCACTCGTTACGTTGAGCCCACTCTTCAGCTTTTGGGTCGGGCCGTTTAACCTGTGGAGCAGCTTGCTGCATGGGCTGTTGCATAGGCTGCTGAGCCTGCGGTTGTTGCTTCTGGCGCTCTTGAGCCTGCTTTGCTTGAGCCGCGCGTTCGCTTTGAGAAGTCAAAGCAATCATGCGTTTGTTAGCTTCAACCGCAGCTTGAGTATCACCCATTTCCATTGCTCGGGCAAACTCAGATTCAGCTTGCGACATCTCGTTTTGAACACGGTTGCTGTATTCCGCAACGTAGCTATTGTCCAAATTAGAAAAGCGTTGCTTTAAAGTTTCAGACTCCTGCTGAACCTGTTTAGCGTAATTAATAGCTTCGTTTTCACGACGCTCAGCCTCACGCATCTTTTTAGTCAACCGATCAATACGTTTTTGAGTTGCGTTATCCGCTTTTTCAAACTGATCCGAAGAGGCAACCTCTAAACCAGAATCCTCAATTTCAGGGGAATCTACTTCCACCTCAGTGTCTTCGTCGGACGCAAGGTCCAGTTCAATTTGGTCTTCAGCCATCTATTCTCTCCTAATAATGCAAAACGTCTGAGGGTTCCGATATTCGGGCCAATATTTCGTCGTCGTTCAAAATACTCACGTTACCGCCGTCAATGGCAAAGCGAGAACCCGCATAACGAGCAAACATGACCCAATCACCTTGTTCACACCACGGCCCGTTTGGGAACTTTTCAGTATCCTTGTAAGCAAGCTCGCCTACCTTCAAAACGTAACCAACTTGAGTGGAAACCTCTTGCTGACTTACCGCGGCTTGCGGCAAGTAAACACCGCCCTCGGTCTTTCCTTTCCCCCGATACGGAAGAATTAAAAGACGCCACCCTGTAGGCGTGGGCATTTTTTCTAAGAGAGAAGCACCAATGGAGTCTGGGTTTAAAACCCTTTCTTCGGGTGCGGCATATGCCTCGGAGAGGCTGGCGACCGCTTCTTGAGCGGCCTCTAAATTAACTTTAGTCAACAGATTGCTCCTGTTTATCTAGCAGGCCCTTGAGTTCCTGTTCCACATGATTCAGGGCTTCTAAGTTCCCTATGAGCTCACGATATTGCTCCATAGACTTGACATTGTTGTACTGCATTAAGTCAACAATGGCTTGCCTTCGTTCTCTTATCATGCGAAAGACGGCTTCCGCAATGAATATCTCATCCATTCCTATAAACTCCCACTTTATCTGATACAGACATTAGCGAGATTTAAGGGAAAGGCAAGAAGATTTAGTCCTCCATTAACTCAAAGTGAGGCGCATCGATAAATGGACGACGGCCCTGTGAACGACGTAAGTCTACATACTCGTTCATAGCCTCTTCAGCCGTACCTGCATAAGCACCAAAATCGTCAATATGCCAAGCCGCGCCCCAGCGAAGTTTGACGCCGCAATCCTTTGCAGCCGCCTTCATGGCGTCCGCGATCTCATCATAGAGATTCAACTCCCATCGGCCCCCGTCAATATATGCCATTAAATCAACGGCATAGCCGCCCAAATGCTTACTTTTCATAGTCTGTGAAGCACCCTTGGCGACCAACTCTTCCTGCTCCTTGCGAGTTCTAAGACCGCAAATCACACTAAAATCCTGTTCGGAACGCCCAATGGCGCTGCGGACAACTGTCTGTAACGAGGGATCAACGCCCTCTAGCCGCTCGTTGCTACGGTTTCCCAGTTTGTATGTCATTTCATTTCCTCTTGAACAAAGCCTGCGCACCGCGAACACCAAAACTGGCGCTTATTGCGATACCTAAACTATAAAAATACCAGTCGGGCGCTTTGGAAAGCTGCTCAAACCCACGATCTACCCATCCCTCTGCACCGGGTATGAAGGCCAGAACAAGCGGGATTGACAGAACAATTACAAACCACTCGTCTTTCCAGCTTGATTTCGCGCCTTCTGCCATGATGCGTTCCCAATCGGCAACGCTAGTCTCTTTCGACAAAAGTATTTGCGCTTTCGCCTTAGCCTCTGTGAGCTTTAGCTCCGCGGCGGCAGCGTTCTTGTCAGCTTTACCCTGCAACCACGAGCCTGCGAGGTTGGCTATCGGTCCTAGTGCGGCAGTGAATATACTCATTTTCTACCCATCCACGCTGTTGCGCCCATGAAAGCACCGACAATCCCTGCGCCTGAAATGTAGAACAAGTTAGAAATGTCGCTCAGTGCCGTAACACGATCCAGAGGTATAAAGAACATTGTGACCGTAAAGACACCCATACCGATTAAAGTCCACCGAGCCATGCGAAGCTGCGCCAAATGTTTGCGCAGCGCATCCTCAGTTTCTCTAATCTCTTTGGCCTTCGTCATCTCGGCATCCGATACAACGCCATCGCCATCCATATCGTAAGCATCGTACTTACTTTGATCTTCCAGCTTCTTTGCCGCCATCTTCTAAACTCCTTGCATACGCTATTGCGTGGTGCTTGTGGTGAGTGATTATAACAACTTTTTCGTATTTGTCATATACAACGTAATCCCCTCGTTTATTTCGGAATAACCTCAAAACAATACACCGTAGTTTGGCTCGTAGTTATCAAGACTTTTGCATCTTCAAGTGCTTCTTCGCACTCGCTCTGAGTGGGAAACTGATTGAGTTGATAGTGTTCAATATTGTTATTGATAACTTGAAACCAGATTAAAAACCACATCACCAACGCCCCTGATAACGGCCCCAGTAATAGAAGCCTGTGACAATCCCTAAAGCCGCAATGATGAATACAACTGAGCCAATAACAAAATTAATGACGTTGTCTATCATCTCCTGCTTCTTATAAGCCTCTTCTCGACGTATTCTACGCATTTCGCCCTCTATAGCAAGCACCTCTTCCCAAGCAGATGGCCCGTAAGTCCATGATATATGGTCTTTTATTTCCTTCCTCATGGCCTCCATCTTCTTTTTCTGAGCAAAGATTTCAATGGCGCTGGAGCTGTTATCCGCCATCATCTTGTAAAAAGGAGGGTTTTTTGTTTTGTCTTCAGCGTACTGAAAATCAGAAAAAGCGGCACCCCATTTCGCTAGGGTGCCGCTCATTTCTTGAATATCCTTGCCCGCACTTATACCCTGTTTCAGAATATTAAATGCGCTAGTAGCTAGACCGACCGCTGTTAAGGGATCAATCATTTACCTCTCCATCAAGCGATCTATTTTTTCCTCTATCCTGTCAAACTTATTCATAATCTGAGACAGGACCTCGGAACTATCTGACTTTGTTACATATTCTTTTGCTATGTCTTCCCGAGTCCGGTTTAAAAGAATCTGAACTCGGCGAAGCTCTTCGTGCTGAGTCTTAGCCCACCAAACAACAAAGCCTAACGCCGCGGTTAATCCGACATTCCAAAGTTCCGACATGTCCACCGATCAACACTCGGTGTAGCCGCCACCCTTTTTGGCCGCTCCCATTCCACGAGCAACGCCGCGACGACCCGACATTGACGGAACCTTAACATCCGCAGTATTCCCGTAAGGGATGCGGCCTTGGCCCTTAATATCCGCGTAAGGAACCGCTTTCGGAGCGGGACCCGGTGCTGAACCGTTTACCTTTACTTTAGCCATTGTTCTGTCCTTTCTGTGGAGGTTTCTGCATACCCGGACCCATTTTTTGTCCCTTCTGCTGTCTTTTCGGCATACCCGGACCCACTCTACCCATGCTTTTAGGAGGACCGTCCGCAGCCAAAGTTGCATTAACATAAGCCTCAAGTGTGTCAAAATCCGTTATCTTTGGAGCTTTATTACCCGCCATTGTTCTGTCCTCTCTGTTTTAACAACTCGCGTTGCATAGCACTCTCAATCCGCTTGTCCGTTTGAGCCTCTTGACTTGCCAGACGTTGCTGGAACTGCTCGGCCCGCATCTGCTGATTCTGAGCGTCAAGCTGCAACTTCGCTTGATCCAACTGAGAATCCGCCTGCTCGGACTGAGCCTTTATCTCCAACTCTTTCTCTTTCAACTGTAGCAAAGGATCGGGACCCTGACCAGAGACTTGTCCAGAAAGCTGCTTGACCTGTTGCATACCCTCCGCAACAAACTGTGCAACCATCATCTGATACTGCATCTCTTGCTGATCCGCGGGCAGCGGTCCAGCTTGCTGCATCTGAGACATAGCCTGCTCTTCCGCACCAATCTTAACGTGCTCCATAATGTGCTTCTGCATAGACAAAGCAACAGGAGGTAACTGACCAACCATCGGACTCGCGCCAAATACCAAGTGAGCCATGATGTGCGCTTGGTGATTCTGACCCGGAAAAGCTTCCAGCTTCATGTTGTCCAAAGCGTTGATGTTTTCCTGCGCAGGGTCCAAAGGAATCGAATCCTCGTCAGGAACCGACTTCATTAAACGATCCACATCCGTAACACCTAAAGCCTCATACATGTCACGGAAAACCTCGTGCATGTTGTGCATCTCAGGAGCCTGAGTAGCTAACTGCAACTTCGTCTGAGCCAACAAAATACGCTGAGACTGACTGAAAGCATTCGGATTCGAAACAGGAATAACGTCCACACGGTCATCAAAGTCCGTTGCCATAACCGACTGATCCGCACCCTCAATGCTATAAGGATACTCTTGAGGTAAAGTCTCGCTCATAACACGAGCCAAAATCTTGAACTCCTGACGCATCGCATAATGAAGCCGCTTGTGAACAGCACTCATAACACGAGAACCCTGCTCCAACATCGCTATAGTAGTTCCGACGGCCGCGCCCTGATTGCCGTCGCCAACCTTCATATCAGTAATCGTCGCAAACCGCTGACCAGCCTGAACAACAAAACCCAACAACTGAAACAACGTCTGATCCGGTCCCTTGAAAGGCAACGGCATCAAACTGTCACGAATAGCACCGCCCGGAGCGTCAACATCCCTAAACTCACCCGGCTGTAAAGGCTCATCGTCGTCCCTGATCCGCAGGCCGCGGGCCTTGAAACCCGCAGGAAGATTCGACAACGTACCAGCGTCAATCAATTGACGAAGTGAAGATGTAGCTGTGCGCGACAAACCACCAATAGTATGAATCAAGCCAAGACCGTAAAAACCAAACCCCGGCAAAAACTTGTAATGAACAAAATACTGTATCTTCTTACGTTGCTCATCATCCTCTAAATAATTGCGGCGGACAGACAACACCTGACCGTTGTCCTGAGAAATCGTAACAATGTAAGGCAACTTAATACCAGTAGGCTCGCCCTCTTCATCGCGGTCCTCGTAACCCTCTAAGTCCAAATCAACATGACACTCTAACAAAGTGCAGTCATAATCGATCTGAGAGCTCTCCATGCCGTTAATACGGTCCATTTCAGTCTCTACAGAGTCCAAATCTTGCTGAACCGGAGTCACAGGAATGTCTAAATAAAAGCCGCCGACCTGCATCTTACGCAAATCGTTCAAACCCATGCGGACAACCTGCGTGATATTAGGACAAGTGTCCAAGTCAGAAGTCTCATAAGGAACAACTAACTGCTCCGCAGGCACAAACTTACTAACAATCCGGCCCAGAGCCTCGTCAAAGTAAACCTTTTTAAACGTACTCCCCGCCAGCGGTAAATAAAACAGCATCTGATCCATGTCAGGAGTGTAATCCTCCATAACATTAGTCAGATAATAATTCATAAACTGACGAACACGCTGCGCTTGAGACGCCTTTTCACGGTTCTCTTCACCCATAATAGCCGTCCGGACGGGACCCGAAGAAGGCAATAACTCATTAAACGCTTGAGCCTGAAACTGAGTCGCAGCCTCCGCTAACAAAGGATGCGTAACGCCGCTTGCACCACGAAACGGCTGACTGCGCTCCGAATAACTGAATCCTAACAACTCTAAGCCATTGGAATAAGTATCTTCCCACTCCTGACGAGACGCCTTGTTACTGTCAAACTCGCTAGATAAATCACTGGAAATGCGAGAAAGCTCATAATCCGACAAGTACTCAGCCAAGTTGTCGCTAAAACCACCCTCCATGTCATCAAAAGACGCACTCGGGTCAAAATCAACGGTAACGTCGCCGTTGTCCTCCTCAATGATCTCAATCTCAAGACCATCAGAACCTACGTCAGAAGACATCAAATAAGGGTCAGCACCAGAATCCGGAACCTCTAACTCAACTTCTGCGCGTAAATCTTCCTCGTCTAACTGACTCGGAACGTTAGTCGTATCCATCAATCCGCCAATAGCCATAAGGCCCTCCGTCAATAATATGCCCGCACCTTAACAGATTCTTCTTCGTTTTGCCAATCATCTGTTGGTAACTGGACAAAATTACCCTGACGATACCTCATCAGAGCTTGGGTCATGCTGTCAACCAAATCGTCATGCTCGCCGTTCGGAAACGCCGCAACCTCCTCAATTAACTCATCAGCCCAAGGCTTGTCAGGAGCCCAAACCATGCCAGACTCAAGCATAGGACTAATAGCATGAACGCGGCTAACCTTGTCATTACCACGACTAGGCGTGAAATTTACAACAGGTATACCAACATTGCGAAGCTCGTGAGTCAAAGGTAAACCACTCGCCTTCGCCTCAATAATTACAGTGTCGGGGTCCCAAAACTTATACTCCTCAAACGCTATAGACTTTAATTCTGGAAAATCCCAGCGACCCTTCTTACTGTCCAACAATATTAAATTAGGACCCGAACCACCCTCGTTCGGATAAAATACACCCCACGTCGTAATAGCACTAAAGTCACTCGTCTCACGCTTGCTAAACGCAGTGTCATAACTCTGAATCACATACTCTAACTGAGGAACAACCTCACGGTCCCAACGACGCCACCACTCCCGAGGAATGATCGCGTTCTCCTCACCAGTAGGATTCTGCTGATACTGAGCATTCCACTTGCTCGGAGGTATAGATGCGCGGACCGCGGTTAAATCCTCTAAACTCCAGTACTCAGGCCAACAAGGAGTCTCATCCTCAAAAATAGCAGGTAACTCAACAACCTCCCACTGATCCGATAAAGGGTCCTTCGCCATCGCTCGCAATAACTGACCCGTCATGTCCTTCTCTGACCAACGAGTCTGTACCAAAACTATAGAACCACCCGGCTGTAAACGCTGCCGAGGACCACCAGTATACCAATCCCAAGCATCCTCAAAACCATGAGCACTCATCGCCGTCTGCTCAGAATGAGGGTCGTCAATGATAATTAAATCACCACCACGACCAGCCAAATTCGAACCAACACCAACAGCATAATACATACCACCAGCACTCGTGTCCCAACGACCACTCGCCTTACTGTCCGCAGCCAACTTAACGTCAGGGAAAACCTCCTTGTAACTGTCCATGTCCAAAAGGTTCTTAGTCTTCCGACCAAAGTTAACAGCCAACTCCGTCGTGTGAGTCGCCTGAATAATCTTCATACTCGGGTTCTTGCCCATCATCCAAGCAGGAAACAAAAACGAAGCAAACTCACTCTTCGTGTGCCGCGGAGCCATGTTGATAATCAAACGCTTTAGCTCGCCGCTCGCGACCCGCTCAAGCTTGTCCGCAATTATTTTATGATGCCTACCAGCAATAAACTCCGGCCACTGGGACCTAACAAAGTCCAAAAAGTTTTCCTGACAACCCTCGTTCTTGGCGATTTGGGCGAGCCTCAATTGAAGCTTCAGGGCCTTCTCTTGTTGGATCGGATTTAGGTTAACATTCATCGGGGGACCCTAGCTATTTATGGGATAATATACTGCTTTATAGGATAGTTATAGGCCAAACGAAATTTTATGTAAATATTTGAGAGAAACATGGCCCTAGCCCCCGACCCGGCGACCGTGGGGCCGCGTCGCGCGGATCGCGTTTTATCGTTTAAAATCATGGTTTTCTGACCCGATATCCGAGGGACCCGGGCGATTTTCTCCGGCCGATAGACCGCGGATCGCGGACCGATAACTATTTATCTCGCACGATTTTCTGTCAGCTGCGGGCAAGAATTACGGCCAGCTGGTCGATATTAACGGGCAAAAGTGAGCCGCAGCTGCACGAATTTTCTGCGCGCCGGGGCCAGCTGGCCGATGAAAACGACCATCGATGTCAGCCCAG